AAAAAAGAAGAATATGATATCAACAAAGCTAATTTGGATGTAATATCAAAAGACGTGGAAGCTGGGATACGAAACGAAAGCGAACTAGCTGGCTTAAAAGCAAAAACTATGGACCTGAAAAAACAGGTAGAACGATTGGAACTATCTCTATCTCAGACTGAATCATCGTTGTCCGAAACAAGCTATAGACTTAGAGTTATCAATCAAGAAGACGGCGACAAAATTTTAAAAAGACAAGACAGAATTGCTAGAAAAGCTGCTGCGAAAAAAGCACGCCGGACTGCAAAGTCTCACCCATACACAAAGAAGGCTGCAAAAATTGCAATGGAAGATATTAAGAAAAGCGATACGCTTTTGTCGTCTCTAGTCGATTGGGAAAGATATGAAGCAGATGGGAAGTTAACTCGAAAGAAGCTTGATACCAACATCAGAGATGAAGAGTTTATGAAAGATGTTTTGTCTAGACTCTCCAAGTGTGCATTTAGAGAATTGTCCATAAACGCAGTGCGTTGCTTGTTTTCCGGAGTGACAAAAGAAAGAGCATTTGATAAGATGTTCAGATCAGCCATGAGAGCTATGGATATGGATGTGTTTGGTTTTTTCATTCAAGGCCTACCTCCTGATGCTCAAACCGAACTACGACAAAAATTTGAAGCAGAATTTGGAAACATACCCTTGCCTTGGGAAGAAGGGTATGAGAGTGGAGCCAACGAAGATAATCAGTACAAAAAATACCTGTCTTCAAAAAATGTTCCTGAGAAAAATACTTTGAGAGCGGAAAGAAATAATCTAAAAAGCCAAATCCGAGATCTAAAAAAATCAATAGGCAAATCAGGAATGAAATCAGAAGAAGAATTGCAAGCATTGAATACTCAAATTGATCAATACTACAAATACATCGCTTTATCGTCTGAAGAAAGAATGGCGTCTTCTCAAGACCCAACAATAGACTCGTCAGGTCAGCAAATTTCACTCACAAACTTGTTGAATCGAAAAGAATCTTTAGAAAAAATGAGCGACCCTCGAATTCCACAATACAATAGTTTTGTTAAAAGACTTGAAGAAGTTGAACTTGAAATCTCAGAACTATCGACAGACATAGGTACAATAGAGGATTTAAAGTCTCTATCAGATGAAGAAAAGAGCCAGCTTATAGAAGATCAAAAGAAGAGCCAAGGGACATTTGGTACTGCACTTGGAAACATTCAAGAAGAAATTGTGGATGCGTATATCGAATATATCTTTGATGTGATGAATATTGAACAAATTGGGCAAGCGATGTCGGAGGTGCCTGGAGGAACATTGGTGTTCAATACTCTAGATCAAATATTTAAATGCTCCTCTCAAGGATTGTTTAACCCGCCGATTAAGAGTTTTTTGTCTTCTTTCTCTTTGGATATTTGCGGAGAAGATCGACACATTGGATTGTCTATTCCTTCAAAGATGAAGACGATCGAAGTACCAGAGTTCGGCAAAGCGTTTTTTATAAAAAAGCTCAAGGATGCCTTCATTGCAAAAATGGAAACTGTTATAACAAAAGTAATAACGATGCTCTTATTAAAACTTTTCGAATCAATCGATTCTGCGCTTTGTAAATCTTTGAACGCTCTAGGGCAATCTGTTGTTGGAACACTAACTGGTGGATCTGGAGCAGGTCTTAGCGATGCATTCGCAGACGCCTTTTGTCCAGATGCAGATGAAGATGAATTAAACAATGTTCAAAAGAATATGTTCGGAAACGCCTTGGGCAAAGGAGCAGCACCAGACTCTGCCTACGACTGCTTATTTAGAGCTGTTAATGGTACAATGTCTAAGAGAGAAATAATTGACCTACTTACCAACACCCCAAGTAACATGGATGATGCTACAGCTGGAAAGTTTGCACTCTTAGTAAACTCCCGTTGTCCTGAACTATCTGACCTCCTAGGGGATCCCGAAGATGTAAAAGATGCTTTTGGTTCAATAGGCAAATACATCCCACCAGACCTTAAGGATTATCTCAGAGACCAAAATGAAAATGATTTAGATGCTCCAATTTATGATGCGATTTGCTTGACTCAAGATGAACTTGATTTATGGAATGCCAACAGAAAACAATTGTATGTCGACAATGGTCTTGATGAGGCTACCGCTGACGAGCTCATAAATAAAGCTAATGAGCGTGCACTTGATAACCTTGATGATTTATCGGACATCGTTCAAAAAGGCCCTCAAGGACTATTAGAGGAAGCGATAGACGCTATTTTGAAACAACCCGACCCGGCTTGTGCTAATGATCCTGCTGCAATCATAATGGAAGATGAAACTCTAGCAGCAGAAAAATCTAACTTATTCAACGACTACTTCAAGAGAATTGAAATGAAATTTCTCCGAGACCTCATTGGAGAAAGATCCTCGCTTATTGGAAACATCCTAATCGATACCCAAGGAAACCACTTGCAACAGCACAACCGTCGAGTAAACATTGGAAGTAGCACGGTGTTGTTCTCAAACTATGTTGATACAGAGCAAGAGTGGAACGAGCGAGAAGAAAACGGAAGTAGATTGAAGAAACTGCTCATGGACGAAGAACTTCGAAGAGGTATGTTCCCCGAGACTGTTGGACTTTCTATGCTAAATCAGCTAAACCAAATTAACTTTAATTACAAGACGAATAAGGACGATCCTCAATTAAAGCTTGAATTTAATTCAACGGACTTCGAGTTGTTTAGAGACACAACTGTAGATACTACGCTGAACTATAAGCTGAACCACAATAAGAAGTCGACACAGCGAGCTTTCATTAGAGAAGATATTCACAATCCACCATTCAAGCCGACTAGTGATGTTGTGCTTAATGCTCGTAGAAACGAGTCTTTTGACGACGAGCAAATATCTGGTGTAAACTATAATGTAGTACCGAATGAAATAAAGATCTTCTCAGATTTATTAAAGAAAAAGTCAAATTCTACATCACCAATTGTGAATTCAAAAATCATATCTTTATTTGACAACCTAAACAACAAGGCTCTGTCTGTTATTAGAGATGCAATTGTTAGCACTCCCAACGGCAACATCCCAGTGGGTTTTAGTTTCGGATACGAAGATGAGCAATCGATTGGATTTGAAGATTTAACTTACGTAAATCCAGACGCAGATCCAAACAACGACAGCACATGGGAATACACATTTGATGAAGAAGACGCTGTTTTAGGTAAGTCCGCAACAGAGAATCCAAGAGTCCACTTCCTAGACCCATCTGTACACGGTGGTAGATACAAGTTCCCGAAGATCTATATCGAACCAGCAATTTATAGCGGATGGCTTGGCGCCATAAAAACATTTATACCTCAAGTTCAAACTTGTGAAGACAAGGATAATGGATTCTTGAATATGACCGAGATAGCCAAGAGAACAAAGCAAATTGAATCAAATCTACCTATTGATCCTAGATTAAATGAGTCTTTGGAGTGTAGATTGGAGGTACCATACGACAGACAACTGATGCCGGCAAATCATGGATTAATCGAAGGTATTGTTATTTCAACTATTCGAATGTATGCGACTGAGTTCATTGTACGTTCTTTTCCTATATTTGGGTCGATTCAATTTAACGAACACAACTATGATTCTTTAATTTCCAACTCTTTGGCTGACCACATACAAAATGAAATGTCTGACGCTGGAGTGTTTGCGAACATATCTCGTCTTGCATACTACCTTCTTTTTCTCGAACAATCAGTTCAGGTGGTTCAACGTCAAATCATCGACGGACTAATGAAGGAAACAGAAGAGATTAAAGAGGCTTCAAAGATTATTGGTAGAGCTCAAAACAATTATGAAAAACTAAAGATAGTAGATCTTGTATCAGGAAATCTTAGCTCAGATATTCGCAACCAGTTGTCCAAAGGAACTAGAATACTAGCATACGGAGACAAATGGCGAAGCAAATCATACGATGATTTTACAAAACTCAGAACCTTAAATGGATATAAAATCAACCTTGCACGTAAGGTAGCGGCAATATATGATACTCAAGACGCCGCAAAGGTGTTTCTAGCTGCTTTAGTTGCGAAGGAGACATCTACTCTGTCTAAAAAGCTAAATCTTAATCTGAGGCCAATGCCGCACGTATACAACATACAAAGATACATGCTCTCAACACAAGGTATTGTAGATCAATCAGATATTAAAGCTGGATTCGCATCTGTTGAACAAGAAGTTATCGAAGGCGGATCCAAACCAGATTATGGAAGTATTGTTGATTGCGCTGGAGATGACTTGCGAAGCCCTCTAGGTTCTGTCTCTAAGTCTCTCGAGGACATAAAAAAGACTGGTTTCATGTATCTCGAGAAATACGTGAGAGTGATAAATAAAGACCTTACAGAACAGGTCATGAAGATATCTGAATTTCAGCAAATGATCTCTGATAGATCCATTTACGATGAGGAGATGAGATTATCAGATTACTTTGGGAATGCGTTTGTAGTATCAAACACCGTTCAAGGCTCAATAGGCGTAAAATTTGGTGTTCGCTTGATGATGTGTTTAGACAAGCACATTGGATTGCAGCCAAATCTAGAGAAATCTATAGAGAGACTTCCTTCTTCAATAACATCCGGAGAAGAAACATTTGGGGTCCTATGTTTTCCTGTTGCCTCATATGAGCTGGATTTGATAGATGAGCAGATAAAAGATTTAGATCTTGAAGATCCAAATTTAGGCGAAGACATCAAATGCTATGTAGATCAATTAACGGAGACTGAGGACTACAAAATTCTATTTGATAAAGTCATCAAGACACGTTCGTTTTGCTCTCTATTTGGAATCTACTCTTTCCAAAACTTTATCAATTCAGTCGGTCAAATAGAAGTAGAAGACGAAAATCAGAAAATTTTAATCAACGACGGATGGAAAAATAGAATCTTTAACGACACCAAGAAGATATTGAGAAAGCAGTTTGGATCTGTCTACAATTCTCAAGATGATGAGGGCGATAGTAGAAGGTCGGGAAGGAGAACATCGAATATTGATTTCCTTAAGAATTTAGTACCCGACATCTATTTAAACATTAAGGGCGTAGGCTTCCTTAAGAGATTGAGAATTGTCGATGCAAATCCGTTCGATGAAAATGGTCAGCCTTGCGTTAACGAGTTCCAAAAAATGTTTGAGGATTAAACAATGCCTTTGTCAATAATATTTCCAATAGATATGAATAGCGATGCAAACGCTGGTATCCACGGTCACCCCAACGATGATACGACCAACGCTATAAAGCAAAACATGAAAATGTTGTTGTTGACTCGAAAGGGAGAATATGTTTTTGACCCAAACTTTGGCGTAGGCTTAAGTGGCTACTTGTTTGAAAACGATACAACAATCTCAATTCCTTTAATTGAAGGTGAAATCCGAAGTCAATCTGCGACTTATATGCCTTACGTTAAGATCGATGGAATTAACATTCAAATTGACTCAAGCAATCAAATGCTGAGAACTCAAATAAGATTCAGATATAACGGACTAAGTATACCCGAGCTTTTTGAGGTCGAGGTGTCTTAAAGGTTAATCGCTTTTATTAGATCAACTATTTAGTTGTTGATGAGGGTCTCACATGTCTAAACAAAAGAAAACACCAATTAAATATACAAGTCGAGATTTCGACACAATCCGAACGGATTTAATAGAACACGCAAAGCGATTTTATCCAAACGAGTGGAAAGACTTTTCGAAGTCAACAATAAACTCTCTATTGGTAGACACTGTTGCTTATGTTGGAGATGTATTGTCTTATTACCTAGACTATCAAGCAAATGAATCATTCTTAGATACGGCGATTGAATTCAACAACGTTCGAAAGCACGCTAGAGCATTAGGGTTTAAGTATGCTGGAGCTCCAAGTACACATGGTACTATCTCCCTATTCTGCATGGTTCCTGCGAACTCTGACGGTACAGCTCCTGATTTTGACTACATGCCGATTATTCGCAAAGGAGCTTCCTTTTCTAGTACAAATGGAGGAAACTTTATATTAACAGAGGATGTTAATTTTGGAGATCCCTCAAACGAAATCGTTGCTGCACGATTTGATAACACCACTGGTGGTACGACATTCTTCGCAGTCAAAGCGTATGGACAAATATCTTCTGGTATATTCTCGCGAGTAACAGTTGACCTGACCAGCTCTTCTTTCGAAAGATTTAAAAGAGTTAGAGTTGGAGGAGACGACGTTGTCGAAATTATAAATGTGGTAGACTCGGATGGTAACAAATATTACGAAGTGGATAACTTGTCTCAAGAAGTAGTTTTTGAAGAAACTACAAATAGAAATGCGACAGCTGAAGGTGTTAGAAGTATACTGAAACCATTCTCAGCAGCGAGAAGATTTGTTGTTGAACAAGATGATACTGGAACATATTTGCAATTTGGTTTCGGATCAGAGTCATCAGATGAAGACGAACTGGTTGACCCAGCAAAAGTCGCAATACAAATGCATGGAAAGTCTTATGTTTCAAACCTAAGGTTTGATCCTTCAAAATTAGTAGGTACAACAAAGCTAGGAATTTCCCCGTCTGGTACAGCACTAACGATTATTTTAAAGTCAAACGACTCCAATTCCTCTAATGCAGCTGTAAATACGGTAACCAATGTTTTGAGTTCTAGATTTAAGTTTCCAAATGAAATATCCTTAGTTCAAAGCAAAAAAAGCTCAGTGGTTGGTTCTCTAGAGATTACTAACGAAGAGCCAATTGTTGGATCTACCGAACAAATAACAACAGAAGAGCTCAAACAAAGAGCAAAGGGATATTACACTACTCAATCTAGAGCTGTTACTCGACAAGATTACGAGTCAATGATTTACAATATGCCGAACAAAAAGAGTGAGTGTGGTTAATGATCCTTCCGCAACAAACAGGAGAGCAGCAATCTATGTTATCTCTGAGGATGAAAATGGAAAACTTACAACGGCGAGTTCTTCACTGAAGACAAATATGAAGAATTGGATTTCTCAATATAAAGCGATGAATGATGTCGTCGATATCTTTGATGCAAAAATTGTTAACTTCGGTGTTGATTTCAAAGTAGTTCTTGATACAAGATTTAAGGATATAAATATTATAGGAAAATGCAACACAGCTATCAAGGAGTATTTTTCAAATCAACTTTACATTGGAGAACCCATATACATCACAAGACTTTATTCTATATTAGGAAAGGTAGAGGGTGTGGCTGATGTTAAGACGGTTAGAGTTATGCAAAAGCGTGGAGCGAATTATTCCTCTACAAATATAAACTTCGACGAAGCCATGTCTTCAGACGGCACATACATCATGACTCCAAAGAACGCCATTATGGAATTAAAATTTCCAAACCGAGACATTAAGGGGACTCTAATACGATGATCAAACGATACTTTGCAGCGAAAGATAACACAATCTCAAACGCTTTTGAGCCCAACTTGACGACACGAGCAGTTTCTGCTAGTATGGGACAGTCAGATATTCTCGAGGTTTTTAGCATCTATGGTCAAGTATCTAGTTCCTCTGGTTTTTCCACCGAAGAGGCGAGAGTCTTAATTGAGTTTGATCTCTCCGACATTCAAGCAGACATAGCTTCGGGCATCATCCCTTCGAATGCAAAATATTACCTTAGATTGTTCAATGCGGAGCATGGTTCAACCCTGCCGCGTGAGTTCGATATTGAAGTTCACAGTGTATCTAGTGCTTGGCAAGAAGGTCTTGGTTTGGATATGGAAAGCTACAAAGACTTATCCTCAGGTTTGGGATCAAACTGGACTGTTCGATCAGGTTCTACCGCTTGGTCATCTCCGGGTGGAGACGTCCATGCAAACACTTCTTCAGTCCAATCTTTTCCAATAGGCACTGAGGATCTAAACGTTGATGTAACAACTCAAGTTAGCGCATGGCTGAATACTAGTAGATCTAATGAAGGATTTTTGGTAAAACTACCTACTGCCCTGACTGGTCAACAAAGATCATATTACACAAAGAAGTTTTTCGCAAGAGGGACTGAGTTCTTTCACAAACGACCTTGTTTGGAAGTTCGATGGGACTCAACGATACAAGACGACAGAATTAACTTCTACGCTTCTTCGTCTCTCGCACCTGCAGCAGACAATATCAACACCCTATATCTATACAACTATCACCGTGGACAACTTGCTAACATTCCAGACGTTGGAACTGGGAAGCTATACGTGGACCTATATGAGACTCTAGGAGGCACAGCGTTGACCCAATGTGTAGACACTCCGGCAACCGGAGGATGGGTTGAGACGGGAATTTACACCGCTAGCGTCTGCGTTAGCACAACAGCATCAACTATCCACGATGTATGGCGCAGTGCGAACGCCTCAACAGTGTTGACTTTCGGACCAGGAATTCCATCTGATGGAACATTAGCAATAACCTTCGGAGCACTTGGAACCTTTACTCTCACTTTTAACAGTGCAGCAGGCTCATCCGATGCCGAGATCGGTTCTGATAAGGCAGCAACAATTGACCCATCAGCAGAAGGAGACGCAGCTGCTAATGCTCAAAAGGTAATGGCGCTGTTGAAAAACGGTGTTACCGGAGACGGAATTAAGAATGCTTATAATTTCGCATATGATGGTTCTAGCGTTGGCGCTGAGACTGTAACGATTACTGCTAAAGAAAGAGGTTCTACTCACAACATAACAGTGACCGAATCATTGAGCAACATCTCTTCCGCTGTGACTGATGGAAGTGATAGCAACTACCACACAGGAAGCATCGATGTAAAAAGTGCGACTGCCCTATCATCTGCACCAGACAATCATCTTGTGGTAACTGTATCCAACAATCGAAGCTTTCACTACACTGAGCAGACCAGTAGATTTTACTTTTATATTAGACAGAAGAAATGGAGCCCTGCGATCTACACGACAGCAACGACAACTCCGACAACTGAAGTGTTCGAGAACCTTCATTTTAAAATTATTAAGGTTGTTACAGATGAAACGATCTTTGACTACGACACCACAAACAATTCGACTTTGCTCTCATACGATTCTAGAGGGAACTATTTTGATTTAGACATAGGTATGTTAGAGCCAAACTACACTTATCAAATTGAGTTGGCTCTTTACAATGTCGCAACAAAGACGTATGAACAACTATCCTTCAAGCACAAGTTTAGAGTGGTGAACAATGAGTATTAAAAATCTTTTCGGTAAAACTGTAACAAATTACGAAGATGTAGCAAAAGACGTTGAATCAACAGACTTCATCGATGAAGTTGTTGCGAAGCGCGAGACATATCTTCCTCCAATCGACTTCTCTGATCCTGCGAACTTTGTGTTCTACGGATCCGCAGAGCTTTACTACGAAGCAGCAATCAAGAGAATCTATGAAGACTATCCTTATGATGGTTCGAAAGCTGAACAGATCGATTTTGAAGAAAGGTCGTCATTTCTAGAACGCTGGTTGTTCGAGAACAAGTATCCAAAAACTACCGGACATGTCGAACTTGGTACAACAGCAGCCCTAACAGCAGCAACGGGTCTTTATGCGAACACATCCACACCAGAATATATCGAAGTTCACGGTGGACTTCACATTAGCTCAACCGCTACAAACTTAGATGAACACCTTGAATACTCTGCTCGTTACGATGCAGCAAATAATAGAACCCAAAACTTCAATTGCGACTTTGAAAACAAAGGGGTTACAATTGAATTTTGGATGAAAAAATCATCATATACCGGTACAAACAAGGAAGTTATCTTGGACCTTTGGAATGGCGTAGCTCGCGGAGCAGCAGGGTACTCTAGAGTTTTCTTAGAGACATTCGACGATAGCGGTACGAAAAAGATGGCTATCACCATTGCTTCCGGCAGTACACTTGATACATCTACATTTGTAATGGGAACAACTGAAACTAACTGGAATCACTACGCCCTTTCTGTTGTGGATGGTACTGCGAATGCAACAGTTAGATTTTATGCGAATGGTGCGGAGGTTAGTTCAGATGCCCTCTCGCACAATTTTGCAACTCTACCTGGTCGCCTAGACGGCTTCATTGGTGCAATGCAAAATGAAATTGGTTCCGGACAAGGCGCAGCAAACGGTGGTAAGTTATCTGCTCAACTTGACGAGTTCCGCTTCTGGAAGACTCGAAGAACTTCGAGACAAATCAAACTAAACTGGTTCCGCGAAATTGGCGGTGGAGCCAACACTGATGATAACACTTCTGATCTTGGTGTTTATCTAAAGTTTAATGAAGGTATTACTGGGACTAATTCAATTGACTCAACAGTTCTTGACTACTCTGGTCGTTTGGCTAATGGTACATGGACGGGTTATCCAGGATCTTCAGCAAGATCGACAGATTCCGCCATGACTCTGTCTGGCTATACAGAAGCGCCAACCCCAATCATTTATTCAAGCCACCCAGATGTTGTTGCTCTCGAATCAGAAATGACTCTTAGTGGGTCGGACTACGATGCAGGTCGTGGTCAAGCGTTCTATAGATCACTTCCAAACTGGCTTGTCGAAGAAGACCAAGAAGAAGGCGACGAAAACTTAAGAAAGATATCCCACATCTTATCTAGCTACATGGATACTTTGAGAGTCCAAATCGATTCTCTTAGCAAATTGCAAGACAAGCAGTATGTCTCCGCAAGTTACAAGGCTGCCCCATTCGCATCAGAACTTCTTAAGAACAAGGGGTTTACAACAAGCGAGATGTTCCTATCTTCAGAAGTCTTTGAGTCTTTCTCCAGCATTGACTATGGCTCTGGACAGTTCGACCTCAATATCGATGAGATCAAAAACCTAATCTACACAAACATTTACAACAACCTCGAGAACATCTACAACACAAAGGGTACCGAGAAGTCAATCCGCAATCTTATCAGATGTTTTGGTATTGATGACGAACTAATCAAACTGAACCAATACACAGATGGAGGAAAGCAATATCTTGGAGACAAGTATCGATCAACATCTGTTAAAAAGAAATATATAAATCTCAATCAAGAAAGCTACCTCTCAGCGACGATGCATCAAAGCGGAACGCTAACGTTCATTTCTGGCGCCTCTGATGCTTCTGTAGCGGCTTTTACAATGGAAGCCGACATAG